TTTCCTATAACTTTGTATCGTTTTAAACGTCGTATAAGTTCGGACGTTTTTCCAGAAAACATATTACCCATAATAATTTTCAAACTCATGATCTATTTTAGTATAAAGTATTACTTTTAAATATATTTCTCAGTCTATTATAAATCATGCAATTATTTTTTATACTTTTACTTTCTCTTTTACTTAATATAATAATTGGTTATCATGCTTCGTATAAAAGAAATGTTAAGGAAGGTGAAAATGTTTATGATATTGGTTTTGATGCGTTACCAAATTTAGAAAAGTATCATAAAATAGGTGATTATATATTGATTATTCCTATTTTATTTGTTCTTTTTTCGTGGAATTTATGGTCAAGGTCTAAAAAAGGTAATTATTTATCAATGTTAATTCTTATGTTTTCATTTAGAGCTTTATCTAATTATGTTACGACCATTCCTTCGTCTAAAGAATGTGAATTAAAACCACCTTTTGGTTTTTGTAACGATTATATATTTTCGGGACATAGTGCTTTTAATATAGTGTCTTCATATCACGTGGGATCACCTTTATGGCCGGTTTGGCCATTCATTACATCTCTTTTTTCTATTGCATCGAGAGAACATTATTCAGTAGATGTTGTTATTGCGTGGGTTATTTTTGCTGCAATGAAATCTAAATTATAATGTATATCTAAATTATATGGAATTTAATACATACGTTATTAATTTGGATGAACAAAAGAAACGTTATGAATCTCAAGAGAAAAAACTAAACGGTGTTGGTATATACCCAGTACGTATACCTGGTAATTATAGAAAAGATGTTTCCAAAAGTATATATGATAAACATTTCCACTCGTTTTATAAACATTTTATACCCGGTCCGGTTATTGGAGCAACGTCGAGTCATTTAAAAGCCATTCAATATTTTTTAGATAACGATACAAATGAAGTCGCGTTAATACTCGAAGACGACGCATACCCCCTTTTTGATAATGTTATGTACTTACGTGATAAACTTAACGATAGAGATTGGGAGATGTTACTTTTACACTGCGATGGTTTATGTTCAAATAAATGGACGAGACCTAATATTTTTACAGGGTCTGTTGCGGCTTATTTTATAACACGCGAAGGGGCACAAAAAATATTGAATCATAAATTTCGAACGTATTTAGATATTGATACAAATAATGTTAAAAATTTAAAAAAACGGGTCGATAAAAAAAGTTCATTTTGGGCAGATGAAGAAGGTGTTATGGGTGGAGAAAAGGGTGTTGCTAGAGATGATTCGGGTACTACGTGTCCTTCTATAGTTAAATTTGTGTCTCCATTTATTATAAGTAGAGGTGAAAAAACATTATGTCACGTTAAAAATTATAAAGCGTTTAAAATTCCTTATATAGAAAGAAACGTAACAGTTAGTGAAATATTTATATTGTTATGTATTTTATCACTTTTAATTGTAATAAAGAAATCGGTTTATAAATAAATAAAAAATGTCTGAAACAACTCTCCAAATTAAACGATTAACACTCGATGCTATTTTACCGACACGCGCATCACCTGGTTCTGTGGGTTATGACCTGTATAGTTTAAACGATATGGTTCTTGAACCAGGTTCTCGAGAAATCGTTAGTACGGGTATATGTGCAACTGTACCACATGGGTGTTATGGACGTATCGCACCAAGATCGGGTTTATCTGTAAAATATGGGATTCATGTCGGTGCTGGTGTCATCGACCCTGATTATACCGGTGAATTGAAAGTTAACTTATTTAATCTCGGGACTATTCCTTACGAAATTAAACAAGGTGAAAGAATTGCTCAATTAATTTTAGAAAAGTGTATGACACCTTTTGTACAAGAAGTGAGTGAATTGAAACCAACCATGCGTGCTAATCGCGGCTTTGGTTCGACGGGTACTTTATAAAATTTTATTTTCGTTTTAGTTACCAAACGCGACACCACCCATACCATTCTTAATCCTGAGAATGTTATAGTTGACCGCATACGCTCTAATCATAGCAACATCAGTATCTGTAATTGAACCACTAATTGTTATTTTAGCATTATCAATACGCGAAAAGTTTAAGCTTCCTGTTGGTTGAGACTTGTTCATGGTAAGACACATTGGCCAGGTATATATCTGTTCTTCGTCAATTGTATTATTAAGTATAGAGCAGTGTCTCGATGGAACGACATTTCTATGGTACTCGCCTGACATATTTTCGAAGAGTGGTGTTCCGTTAATAAACATGGATGCACTTGGGAAACTATACGCGGTAGTGTCTCTGAGACCAGCTGCTATGTGAACGGCTTTTACTGGGTGATTGAAGTATGTAAGATCTATGGATGTGTCCGTATCGGTCATTGGTTGAAACTGTGTTTGTGTGATAAGAATTTCATGTTCTTGTTGGGAAAAGAATTCTCGTTCATCGGTATCGAGGAATATGTAGGAACCGTACACTTTTGGGGGTAACGATGGAGCAAAAGTTCCATTTCTGCACTTAATTCGAATTTCAACTTCGTGATATTGAAGACCGACAAGTGGGAGCGATTTAGTCCAGTCTTCGCTAAAAAAGAATGGAATCACGTAACTCCCTGTAGATGCATTATCACCTGTATCCTGTGTAGTTACGGCACACGTCGCCTTCGCTTGTGATTCATTATACAACGTATTGTGTACGGTATTAATGAAAAGTGAATCCAGTTTTGTAACTTCCTGACCACCGATCCACAAAGAGAATTCGGTTGGAGAAGTGTCATCCGATGTTCCATTCGCGGATTTAAAAAGGGAATCGTTGCTATTGTTACTGTTGATATTAGCATTTTCAATCCAGATGTAGCTTAAAAGATCACCCTTGGATCGAATTGGGATAGAAACTTCATTACTTGATTTGAATGTACCGATGTAATCGAGACGTTCTGGTTTAATAGAAAAATTGGTGTGACGTTTATAGTTTTGTCTGAAAAAAGAAACTTGGGGGTCGCCTGTGATATAGACATCTTGGGCACCGACCGATACGAGGTCAATCAAAGCAGCTGACATATTTATTAATATAGTATATTAAAAAAATTGAGCTATAACGTATTAAGAAATATGGTTGTTTTTCAAGCTCTTACATGGGAAGCAAACGATGACCAAGATGATAATAAGCACTTGGTAAGTATATTTGGTAAAACGCGGGATGGTAAATCAGTCTGTCTTACTACCGAATTTAAACCTTACTTTTACGTTAAACTCCCGCGCCAAGATTCTAAATCATGGGCTTCTATATGGCACAATAAAATATGTAAACTGTGTCCTGACTTTAATATCGAATATGATATAGTTATGGCAAAGGATGTATGGGGATTTCAAAACAATGAGGAGTTTAGTTTTATGAGAATTATATTTGAAACTTTATCTGAACGTAGAACTACTTCGTATAAACTTAAAAAAACTTTACCTGATGAAGTTACTAAACTAAAGGTATTCGAATCTAATTTAGATCCCGTCCTGAGATTAATGCACTTGAGTGGTATACAGTCTACTGGATGGCTTGACTCTGGTGATGATTGTGAAGACAATAATATCGCAAATGTTGACATTGATAAATTTTGTTTGAACTGGGAAAAATTAAAACCTGTTGATAATCCCGAAACGGCACCTTTCGTTGTATGTTCTCTCGATATTGAATGTAATAGTTCAACTGGTAAGTTCCCTGATGCAAATATAGATGGAGACTGTTGTTTTCAGATCGCTGTATCTCTTTGTACATTCGGTAAAGATGTACCCTATGATAAGACCTGTTTCTGTTATAAAAAAACAGATGATGATTTAGAAGGTTGTACTATACTGAGTTATCCAAGTGAACGTGAAATGCTAGAAGCGTTTAGTGTTTACATAAAAAAAATGGATATTGATATAATAACTGGCTGGAATATATTTGGGTTTGATTTGCATTATATTATTACTCGCGCTAAGAAGTTGAAGTGTAGTTCTAATTTTTTTAATATGAGTAAATTTCGGGAATATACGTGTAGTATAAAACCAAAGAAACTTTCTTCAAGTGCCCTGGGTGATAACGAACTCAAATTATTACCTTTACCTGGTCGATTTATTTTTGATTTATTTCACGAAGTAAAAAAGGGTTATAAACTTGATTCCTATAAACTTGATAACGTATCTAAATTATATTTGGGTGATAACAAAATAGATATGCCCGTTAAGGAAATGTTTGCGCGTTTTGTTGAAGAAGATCCTGTAAAATTACGAGAGGTCGCGGAATATTGTATAAAAGATACCTTATTACCACATAAACTTTTATCTAAGTTGTGTATACTTATAAACTTACTCGAGATGGCAAAAGCGACGTGGGTACCTCTTTCTTACCTAGTAGAAAGAGGTCAACAAATTAAAGTGTTTAGTCAACTTACTAAAAAAGCTAGGGAAATGGGTTACATTGTTCCAACAATTGCATGGGGTGAAGGTATGGTAGAAGGATACGAAGGTGCAACCGTTCTCGATGCTCAAAAGGGTGCATATTACACACCTATAACTGCACTTGATTTTGAAGCGTTATATCCTTCAATAATGATGGCACACAATCTGTGCTATTCAACACTCATAATGGATGCTAAGTATGAAAATAAGATTAATTACCCTGATTTGGAGATTGAAACCTTTGGTAAATTTAAATTTGTACAAAATGTACCCAGTTTATTACCAAGTATTTTACTCGAGTTGAAACAATTCAGAAAACAAGCAAAGAAAGATATGGCAAATTCGACGGGATCTCTTCAACAGATGTATAATGGTAAACAGTTGGCGTATAAAGTATCCATGAATTCCGTATATGGTTTCACCGGTGCATCCAAGGGTATGTTACCATGTGTACCAATTGCGTCTTCTGTAACTCGAAAGGGGAGAATGATGATTGACGATACAAAAAAATACGTCGAGGAAAATTACCCTGGTGCAAAGGTAAGGTATGGTGATACCGATTCTGTTATGGTTGAATTTGATGTCGGTGAACGTAAAGGTGAAGAAGCTATAAAGTATAGTTGGGAACTTGGTGAACGCGCGGCGTCCGAATGTACACATTTATTTAAAAAACCAAACAATCTCGAACTTGAGAAAGTATATTGCCCATATTTTTTGTATTCAAAGAAAAGGTATGCTGCGAAACTCTGGACACAGGGTAAAGATGGTAATATGAACATGGACTATATAGATGTTAAGGGTCTCCAATTAGTTAGAAGAGATAATACACCACATATGCGAGAGGTATGTAAAGAGTTACTTGACGTTATTTTAGAGAGCAGTGATACAGGACCACCTAAATCTCTCGCCATGCAACGTGCAATAGAGTTATTAGAAGGTGAAGTACCTAACGAGAAACTAATACTTTCACAACAATTAAGTGATTCTTATAAATCTGAAAATCTATCACACGTCCAGGTCAGAAACAAGATGAGAGAAAGACAGCCAGGGTCGGAACCACAATCAGGTGATCGTGTTCCATATATTCTTGTGAAAACTCATGATCCACGTGCAAAAGCTTATGAAAAAGCAGAAGATCCAAAATATGTCGAAGAAAATAATTTACCGATAGATTACCCTTATTATTTTTTGAATAAGTTTTTGAATCCCGTTTGTGATTTAATAGAACCTTTATTTGAAAATGTTAAGGAAGAAATATTTGGGGAACTTATAACAAAAAATAAACCAGATAAAAAAAATAAAAATATAATTGATCCTAATCAGAGGAAAATTTCAGATATGTGGGCAAAGGTAGTTAAAAAATAAAAACGTTTAATTATAAGTATAGTTATGTATTTACCATTAAACATCAAAGAAGCTATGGATGAAAGTATAAAAATATATTCTAATAAAGTTCTTAGTAAAGTCTATACAAAACTTTTATCAAAGAGACCACATATTGAAAGTCTCCTAGATTTTAAAACTAGTGAAGTATGTCACAAAGATATTATATGTGATATATTAAGTTTTAATACTATAAAACAAATTAAGAGTGATATAGAAAAACAGTCTAATAAAATTATTTATGCGACCTTAGAATCATGGTCCATAATTACTAAAATACCTTTCAATACTATAAGAGATTGCTTAGATCATGACCCTATATGTAGAGGTATAAAAGGTGCAAATGGTAAAAATAACAGATACACACGTGGTTGTTACTGTATGTCTCCCAAACAAGAAGGTTGTGGTGATTATTGTAGTAACCATAAAAGTCAGAATATTTCCGTTGTCAATGGACAAGATACAAACAAAATAGTATTGAAAAATATGAAAACGTACGATGAGAATATTTCTGTAAAAGAAATAGACGATAATCCATTCGATTATTTATGAAAAATAGTTTAAAGTTTTAGGTACATGTCTATAGAATATGAATAAATCTACTATATTATTACATTCTATAGATACTTTTTATAAACATGAAAATAATAGAGATATTCTTAATCAGATACTAAACAAATCTGGTGGTATATCATTGCGTAACCTCGAATGGTTTATTACAAATTATTGTAAAAAAAATAATTTATCATATAAAACGGGTGATG